CGGACGTTGACGTACACTTTGGCGACTGGAAGGTCACAAGATGAACAAAGTCCCTCACGTTGAGCGTGACTTGCTCACAGGTGGTCTTACGACTGCCTGTGCGGCTCTTTGGTGTAAATTTCTCTCTGAGGAGTTCGACTGGCAGGGTAATAGGTCGCTATCAGAATATTACAAACGTCGCTCAGAGGAGCTCTCTGTAGCTCCTACGGGTGCTTTACACGACAGACGGCTAGAGGAGGCCATCAAAGCATGGAAACGCTAACTTTTAACGACTGGGCGTTGCTCATAATTGGTACAGGAGCCGTTGCGGCCATCTTTGGTGGTCTCATTGGGTGGGTTATCTTTGGTAACGAAAATGATTGAGGTGATGAAAATCGTTGTGGTTTTGATTGCCATTTGGAAATGTTTTAATTGAGGTGAACAGCTATGCGTTGCAAGGCTTGTAATGATGAATTGACAGACTATGAATCAACTTGGAAAGACTACGAAACCGGAGAGTTTTACGACCTCTGTGGTCAGTGTTGGTCTATTTCCCGCAGTGCTGAACTTGAAGCAGAGAATAATTTATGCTACAATAGTGGTTTAGTCGTTATGAACAACAACGAGGAGGACTCCTAGGAGTCCCTTAGGAGGTCGTTATGTTATTACCTAATATATCAACCAGTATATTACTTATGGAATTACGGAACAGGCTGTCTGATCGTCTTGACGACCCTGAGCCGCAATATGACGTAGTGTTGTCGAATACACCACTGCGTGACTTAAGAGAGCTTGAGACCGCTTTGGAATCAATCTCACTCTACACACCAGAACCTGAGGAGGTCTGATAATGTCAGTAATCAATGGCACCGTCGCATTTGCGAACCTTAACGAGCATGAGGTCTACAACGGCCAATCCACAGGCAAGTATTCACTTGTCTTAGTCCTTGATGACGCTGAAGCTGAGAAGCTTGAGCAGGAAGGCATCAAGATTAAAATGTACAAGAACCAAGCACAACGTAAGTTCGCTACGAAGTTTGAGGACTTCCCTGTCATCGACAACGACGGTGAACCCGTCAGTAAGTCTTCAGTGCGCTACGGTGACAAGGTGCGTATCAAGTACAACCTTGGCAACCCTCACCCTGTACACGGTGTCGCACCGTACCTACAGGCTGTCCGTGTGGTTGAGAAAGGGGAGGTAGCGGTTGGTGATGACGACGGAGAATTCTGAGTTCGTCGGTCACGCTGAGTGCGAGAAGTGCGGGAGCAGTGATGCTCTCGCTACTTACTCAGACGGACATGGGTATTGTTTCTCATGCCATACACATTTCAAGGAGGTCGACGGAGTGGAAGCCACTAACGTTGTCACATACACAAAACCAGTGGAGATGTACGGATCGCCACGGGCACTTACGGATCGACGGATCGCATTAGATACCGTGAAGAAGTACGGTGTAACGTGTGACGATACAAAACAATACTATCCGTACTATGACAAAGACGGGAAGCTCGTAGGCTCCAAGGTTCGCACAGTCGCAACCAAGGAGTTCAGCACTCGTGGAGATATGCGTACAAACGTCCTGTTCGGTCAGCAGTTATTCAATACTGGTGGTCGCTACGTCACAGTCGTCGAGGGAGAGCTTGACGCTCTGGCCGCTTACGAGATGCTAGGGTCACGTTACCCTGTCGTCTCTATCACCAAGGGTGCAGGCGGAGCAGTCAAGGACTTCAAGCAGAACCTAGAGTGGCTTGAGGGCTTTGAGAATGTCGTTATTTGTTTCGACAGCGACGTGGCAGGGCGTGAGGCCGCAGAGAAATGTGCACAAATACTCAGCCCTAACAAGGCCAAGGTCGTGAACCTGACTGACTACAAGGATGCTTCTGACTATCTCAAAGAGAACAAGGTCAGAGCATTCACGGCTCAGTGGTGGGAGGCAAAGTCCTACAGAATGACAGGCATCATCACCCTTGAAGATGCATGGTCTGACTTTATCAAGCGAGGAACAGAGGAGATCATTCCTTTCCCTGAATCGTTTGGTATGCTCAACTCTATGCTCAACGGTGGGATAGCCGCAGGTGAAATCACGGTCGTCGGTGCGCTGACCTCAGTTGGTAAGACGACAATGGTTAATGAGATCACTTACCACTTCTGGAAGAACACCAGTAAGACGATTGGTTGTGCCTTCCTTGAGGCATCCAACGGTGAGGCTGTCGAGAACCTCTTGACGATCCACACAGGCCACAATCTGTCACTGGAGGATCGTAAGAACATCGACTTTGACAGGCTCCATACGGACATCATCACGGATGGTCGTGTACTGCTCTTGGATCACAGCGGTGCTGTTGATACAGATGAGTTGTTCCTGAAGCTCCGTGCGATGGTCAAGGGTAACGGTTGTGATGTGCTTATCATTGACCCGCTACAGGCGGCAGTGACGAGCAACAGCAACGAGACCATTGACGACTTTATGGATCGCCTACTCAAGCTCGCCAAGGAGACCGATGTGTCGGTCATTGTTGTCAGCCATATGCGTAAGCCTAGTCTGACGAATCCACATAATGTGAATGAGTATGATCTTAAGGGCTCTGGTTCAATCAACCAGATTGCTTTTAACACGATCCTGCTCAGTCGTGACAAGATGGCTGAAGATGAGTACGCACGGAACAGCACTCAGGTGCAGGTCGTGAAGTGTCGTCGCACAGGTATAACAGGCTCTGCCGGTTGGCTGTACTACAACAGTTTGACAGGCCGCCTTGAGCGTGGCGAGAAGCCAGAAGTACACGAGGCAAACAACATAGAGGAGTTCTAATATGTCATCACGTCGAGGACGTATGTAATGCGTTGTATTTGGGATATTGAAACAGACGGCCTCAAGCCCACAGTCATATGGTGCTTGTGTGCCATTAAAGATGACAAGATGTACACACTTGAGATGCCGACTAAAGAGATGGTTGAGGAGTTGTTCGCTGACGTAACTGAACACGTCGGGCACAATCTCATTAACTATGATATCCCTGTGGTCGAAAAGCTGTTAGATGTGTCGATAAACGGTCAAATAATAGACACGTTAGTCATGTCACGTTTATACAACCCACAGCTTGAAGGTGGTCACTCACTAGATGCTTGGGGACAACGCCTAAAGTTTCCTAAAGGAGATTATCATGATTGGTCTGCGCTTACGCCAGAAATGGTGGTTTACTGTCAGCAGGATGTTAGGGTTACTGAACGAGTTCTTGAGGTACTCCTCAAAGAGCTTAGTGAGTTTGGAAGTGACAGCATTACTCTTGAGCACGACGTACAGTGTGCAGTTAGTAAGCAAATCCAAAACGGTTGGTTACTCGACGAGAGAAAAGCCACAGACTTAGTTGCACAGTTACAGGAGAAGCAGAATGAAATTGAAGAACAAGTGCACAAAGCGTTTACGCCTTTACCTACGTTCGTTAAAGAGATCGTACCCAAGTTCAAGAAAGATGGAGACCTATCAACAGTTGGCCTTAAGTTCTTGGGGGACAAGTGGACGACAGTAGGTGGGCCGTTCAGTCGCATTGACTGGCCTGAGTTCAACCTAGGATCACGACAGCAAATCGGGAGGTATCTTCGGCTCTTTGGTTGGAAGCCAGAGAAGTTTACGGAGACTGGTCAAGCTATTGTTGACGAGAAGACACTGGAGACTGTTACTGATATACCTGAAGCTCAACTTATTGCGGAGTATCTCATGGTTGGTAAGAGGATCGCACAAGTCCAATCGTGGCTTGACGCAATCGAGGATGACGGTCGAGTGCATGGACAGGTCAACGCCTGTGGTGCAGTCACAGGACGAATGACGCACAGTAAACCTAACATGGCCCAAGTGCCCGCTGTAGGAGCCCCATACGGGACAGAGTGTCGTGCCTGTTGGGTTGTGCCTACTGGTTACAAGTTAGTCGGGGTCGATGCTTCTGGGTTGGAACTCAGGATGTTAGCCTCATACATGAATGACAAGGAGTATACAGATGAAATCCTTAACGGAGACATTCATACAACAAATCAGCGAAATGCAGGATTGTCTACACGAGCTCAGGCAAAGACATTTATATACGCCTTCTTATACGGAGCAGGAGACGCTAAAATCGGCTCTATTGTGGATGGCAGTCAGAGGACTGGAGCGAGACTTAGACAACGCTTTCTCGACAATACTCCCGCACTTGCAGAGCTTAGAGAAAAAGTCTCAATCGCCTCTCACAGAGGACACCTCAGGGGCTTGGACGGACGATGCTTACACATCAGAAGTGAACATAGTGCCTTAAACACTTTGCTTCAGTCAGCCGGTGCTATCGTTATGAAGAAAGCACTACAGATCTTTGAGCAGTATGCTCCTCAATGGAAGCTAGACTATAAGCTCCTTGGGTCTATCCACGATGAGTACCAGATCGAGGCTAGAGAAGATCAGGCAGACAAGGTGGGCTACTTGATGGTCGAGTCTATTAAGGCGGCAGGGATTGCCTTAGACCTCAAGTGCCCTCTTGATGGTGAATACAAGGTTGGTAACAATTGGGCTGAAACACATTGATGACCACAACATATTGTGGTATAATAGTGGTTTACACATTAGGAGATACAAATGGCGAACATTTACAGCGTACAAGACTTTGAGGAGCGCCTCTCAGAGTTGACTGTCGGAACTGAGGAAGTACAACGTCTTATGGATTTTGTACAAAGGCGTGAACGTACAATCAATGGCCTCATTCGTAAAATCGGCATAGCTGAGACTATCATTGGCGAGTACGAGCTAGATAGACGATTGATGGAGGGTGAGCATGAGTAAGTCAATCTACACGCTCGTAGACGACATCTACGCACTGATGGAGAACCGCAACACACCTAAGGAGGTGGATGTGGATGCGGAGATTGAACGCTTTGGTGAGGCCATGAAAGACCTCATGAAGAAAGAGTTTAAGCCACAGGGTATGCGTGATGCTCGTAGGCTCCGGTTGTCTGCCATTGGTAAGAATGACCGTCAGCTTTGGTACTCAGCCAACAAGTACACTCAGGAGAAACTCAAGCCGCATACATACATTAAGTTTATGTACGGCCATATGATTGAGGAACTGGTTCTGTTCTTGACTCGTATGGCAGGACACACAGTGGAAGACCAACAGAAGCTATGTGAGGTTGAGGGTGTCAAGGGCTCTATGGACGCTCGTGTTGATGGTCGTTTGATTGACGTTAAGTCAACCTCAAGCTACGGTTATAAGAAGTTCAAGGACGCTACGCTTGCGTATGACGATCCCTTTGGCTACGTTGCTCAGTTGAAAGCCTACGCACACTCTGAGGGCGACACCAAGTACGGTTGGATTGCCATTGACAAGCAGAATGGTCACCTGTGTTACCTTGAGTATGATGAGACTGACACACAGGCTCCTGTGTACTCTGCGATCAACTACGACATTGCAGAGCGAGTCCGCCACGTAAAAAAGGTGGTGGAGCTTCCAGAACCTCCGTCCTTCTGTCACGAGCCTGTGGACGATGGGAAATCTGGAAACAAAAAGCTCGCTACGGGTTGCTCGTACTGCGGTTACAAGCTCCACTGTTACCCCACCTTAAGAGGATTTATTTATTCTACTGGTGTAAGGTTTTTAACAGAGGTTGCGAATGAGCCTAAGGTTCCTGAGTTGCAGTTGAAGGAGGTATCATGACTGACATAAATCCAAAAACAGGTAAAGAGTTCTATTACAAAGACAACCCAGAGGCTGTCAAAAAGCGTGATGCTAATCGTATGTATGTAAATGGTAAAGAGGTGTCGAAAAAACACCCACTTCATAAGCCCGGACGATATCATATGCTAGACGATGCTTGGTCACATTGTGATATTGATGCGAAAAGCACTGAAGGAGAAGTTTACATTGTCCGTAATAGTGCATGGCCTGAATGGCAGAAAGTTGGCAAGGCAGTAGACGCACAAGATCGTCTGAAGGGTTACCAGACTGGATCACCTAAACGTAACTACGAATTAGTACATGCAGAATGGTTCGCAGACCGTCATGAGGCAGAAAAAGCCATACATAAGATGCTTGAGCAACACAAGAGTTGCCATGAGCGTCGAAAAGAATGGTTTAAGTCCTACGACTCCGTAATTAAGGAGGTTATGCGTGAGTACAAAGAAGCGCAAGGGCAAGCCTCCTAAGGGCTATGATAGTTGGTTTGAGTATGAGTTGCACATAGGGGTGCTCAAGGACTGTGAGTACCATACGGATTCAGTTGCGTACACACAGGAGAAAATGTATGAGCCTGACTTCCGCATCGGGGACTACCTGATCGAGGCCAAGGGTCGCTTCAGGGACTCTGAGGAAGCACGTAAGTATGTAGACATACGAAAGAGTTTAACATTTGAAGAATTGGTGTTTGTGTTTTATCACCCAGACACCCCAATGCCAAGAGCAAGGAGACGAAATGATGGGACTAAGTTCACAATGTCTGAATGGGCTGACAAAAATGGTTTTCGGTACTACACGGTCGAAACCATTACTACGCTACTTAAGGAAGCGAAAGTATGCTAACACTTACCGACGTGTGTGATCGTTTGAAACAACAGGATGAGATAAGTGTCCTAGAGGTTCTTGAGATTACGTCTCAAGACCTCGTAGATCGCTTTCAGGACAAGATTGAAGATAAGTTAGATTACTTTATAGAGGATTTAGAAGATGAGTCGTAGATTTGATAGTGTCTTTGAAGATGAAGACGATAAAGCATATATGGTCTTTGAGTTTCGTAACTGTGGTAAGTCCGTTAGGTTAGACAACAAGTATGACTATGATGTGACTTGGGATGAAATCTTACAGGATGTCGTACAGTGCCTTGAGGGTTCTTATGGCTACTCATTTAACCTAGATGATTTGAGCATCTACAAGAGGAAGACCGATGAGTGACCTTACTGAAATGGCACGAGAATATCAGTTAGGTGGTAGCCACTACACAGACAAACAGATACAGCCTTGGGACGCTATGGAATGTTGGATGTCAGAAGAACAATTCCGTGGATTTATTTTAGGTAATGTTATTAAGTACATAGCAAGGTTTCAAGAGAAAGGTGGTAAGTTAGACCTGCAAAAGGCCAAACACTATCTGGACAAATTGATTGAAATCTGGTAAAATAGTGGGTTCGCCTTTGTGGTTTATCGACATCGTTGATATCGTTGCAAGGGCACCACACAAGAAGAACATTGGAGAAGTGAATGACAAACTACCTTGGGATAACGATTGACTATGAAAGAGATAATCGCCTCAGCGACCAAGCAGTTACACTCATGCGTGACTACTATATGCTCAGCAGTGAACAATCGCCCCAAGAGGCTTTTGCTCGTGCTAGTGTGGCCTATTGTGGCGGTGATCTTGATTTTGCACAAAGGATATATGACTATGCTAGCAAAGGTTGGTTCATGTTTGCGAGCCCTGTGCTCAGCAATGCCCCAGAACCGAATGGAAAGATTAGTGGGTTGCCTATTAGTTGTTTCCTTACTTACGTGGGGGACAATCTTGATAGCCTTATTGAACATAATGGTGAAGTAGCATGGCTTTCCGTAAAGGGCGGCGGTGTGGGTGGGCACTGGTCAGACGTGAGAGGGATCAGCGACAAAGCCCCCGGCCCGATCCCGTTCATGAAAGTAGTGGACGCACAGATGACAGCGTACAAACAAGGAAAGACAAGAAAGGGTAGCTATGCGGCGTACCTAGACGTAAGCCATCCTGACATCGAGGAGTTCATTTCATTTAAAGTACCGACTGGTGGTGACATCAATCGTAAATGTTTTAATTTGTTTAACGCAGTCAATGTGACTGATGAATTTATGGAGAGTGTAATCAATGATACAGAGTGGAACCTTACAGACCCAAGTACAGGAATTGTTAGAGAGACAGTCAAAGCTCGTAGACTGTGGCAACGAATCCTTGAAGCTCGCTTCAGAACTGGCAGTCCTTACCTTAACTTTATCGACACAGCCAAAAGAGGCTTACCAGAAGCTCAAAGAAAACTTGGATTGTCAATTAACGGCTCTAACCTCTGCAACGAAATCCATCTCGCAACAAGTGAAGACCGTACAGCAGTCTGTTGCCTCTCCTCAGTCAACCTTGAGCTCTATGACGAGTGGAAAACAAGCGGAATGGTTGGAGACCTTATCCGACTCTTGGACAACGTGCTTCAATTCTTTATTGACCACGCACCAGAAGAACTTGGAAAAGCTGTATTCTCAGCATACAGAGAACGTAGCATCGGTCTTGGGGCAATGGGGTTCCACGGCTACCTCCAGTCCAAAGGCATAGCTTGGGAGTCATGGCAAGCGGCGAGTGAGAACTATGGAATCTTCAAAGACATCAAGTCCCAAGCTGTCGAGGCAACCTACTCGCTCGCTGTGGAACGTGGCGAGTGTCCTGATGGAGTGGGTACTGGTGTTAGAAATATGCATCTGTTGGCTATTGCTCCTAACGCTAATAGTAGCATCCTTTGCGGGTGCTCTGCTAGCATTGAACCACGCATTAGCAACTGCTATGTGCATCGTACTCGTGCCGGGTCTCATACTGTTCGTAATCCATACTTGGAGAAGTTATTAGATGAGAAGGGGCAAAATACAAAGAAGGTGTGGCAGAGCATACTTGAGAACGAAGGCTCTGTTCAGCACTTGGAGTTCTTATCCGATGACGAGAGGGATACTTTTAAGACAGCGTTTGAACTTGACCAAACATGGGTTGTGGAACATTCGGCAAAGCGACAGGAGTTTATATGTCAAGGCCAGAGTGTCAACGTCTTCTTCCCTTCGGGTACGGATAAAGCTATTGTTAATCAGGTACATCTCAAGGCATGGAAGGAAGGGCTTAAAGGACTATACTATCTCAGAACGACTGCGGGTGTTACAGCAGAGAAGGTTGGAACTAAGGTAGATCGTAATGCCCTGAAGGATTTTGAGGATGAAGAGGTGTGTGTCTCATGTCAGGGCTAAATGGATATCAGCTAATACAACGCATGAGTGAAGTTGAGTTGCTACAGGGCTTTGACGGCCCTGTCACTCACGATCAAATCCCCAAACTAGAAGAGGCAATTGAAGAAGAGAGTAAGAAGTCTAAAGCCTGTGAAGAACGTAATTATGATAAAATGCAGTACAGTAATCCTCATGCCAAAGAGATTAAACGTCTGCGTACCATCATTGCTTTTGTCAAAGCAGGTGCCAGTGTAGAACGTACTGGTGGCGGTTTTATTACCGTTAATGGTAAGTACATTATCTCTTTAGCCAATCCACGATGGAGGGTCAAAGGAAAGAACAAATGGTACTGGTATACTACACCAGAGCAATTTATGGATAAATACGTCAACAGATAACATAGTATCCATATATGTTGCTTTTGGGTGTAAATGGACACTATATAGACCAAAGTCTACACATATGTTTCTTTTATGGATCATTCGTGTAGACCTATCCGCAGATAAATGGGAGAGAATATGAAAACCAAAGCAGGAACAATTGACGTAAAAGACTACGTTGAACATGAGGACGGAAGTGCAACACTGGTTGTCGATACAGGCCCAGAAGCGACAAGACTGTTAGTCGAGGTAGGACTTAGGCGGTTGCTTGAGATGGCTGTAGATAAAGAGAATGACGAGTACAAGTTTGAGGACAATGATGAAAGAGACGACACAACTACTGATTAAGCGACTGGAGTTAGTTAAAGACTCTGATCCATTTAACAAACGACTGATGAATGATTGCTTTGACCACTTTAAAGTGTTACAATCAGAGATAGAAAGACTACAATTTCACAACAACAATCTGATGAATGTAATCTATCAGAACCAAGGAGAATTAGAAAACCTATGAGTCTATTAGAAGCGAACGTAACCTACAAACCCTTTAGCTACCCTTGGGCAGTGACGTATGCAACAGAGCATGAGCGTATCCACTGGATTGAGGACGAACTGGAGTTACAAACAGATGTTAACCACTGGAAGTCGGGGGCTCTATCGGAGACAGAGAAGAACCACATTACCCAGATTCTGCGGTTGTTCACGCAGAGTGACGTTGCAGTCGGGACAAACTACCTTGAGTATTATATACCCAAGTTTAAGAACAATGAGATCAGGGCAATGCTCACAGCCTTTGCTAGTCGTGAGTTCATCCATCAGCGAGCCTACGCACTCCTGAATGACACCCTAGGGTTACCTGAGGAAGAGTTCACTACCTTCCTTGAGTATCAGCAAATGTCTGCAAAAGTGGAGTTCATGTCCGATATTGACGTACATACCATCTCAGGCACTGGCTTGGCTATTGCACGGTCAGTCATGAACGAAGGTATGTCGTTGTTCAGTGCTTTTGCAATGCTGTTGAACTACCAGAGATACGGTAAGATGCCGGGTATGTGTACAGTCGTAGAATGGTCTGTACGAGATGAGAGCCAACACGCTGAAGGAATGGCTAAGTTGTTTAGGGAGTTCTGTAATGAACATCCACGAATTGTTAATGATGACTTTAAGAAAGATATCTACGAGATGTTCCGTACTGCAGTCAAGCTTGAAGACAAGGTTATTGATCTTGCGTATGAGATGGGTGACTTGGAAGGTCTTACAGCGGCAGATGTCAAGCAGTACATTCGCTACC